ACCTCCGCTTCGATGACTTCTTCCTCTTCCTGTTGCTTGTAGGTTTTCAGAAGCCGTCCGATTCCAGCCTTGATGGCGGCAAGTTCATCTGCGTTGCGTACCGATTGCTTCACTACTCCGACAACCTGCATGACAAGGCTGTACGCTTGATCAACCTCAAGTGTGTAGGCTTTCGCGTGTGCGACACGTTGTTCCGCTTCAACAAGCGAGACGCGCTTTTCGATGAGTTCGACCACTTCCTTCGCGGCCCTAGCCTCATCTCCGCCTTCCTCAAGGATGCGTCCTATCTCATCGAACGCTTCTATAAATACTTCGGTTTCACCGGATCGGTAGGCGCGTTTCGCCGTGCTGTAGAGTTGCTGGAGTTGCTTCAGGATTTCAACGCTGAATCCTTCAGCCGCCGCTTGTGCGCGGTTGTCGATGAGAGCGGTCATGTAGGCCGCGTCGTCCCTTAGGTCGAAAAGGTCCGGGTCTTGCCTGAGTTCCTCGATCCGCGACAACAATTTGCCACCGATACCTGCGAACCGTTGCCTGTTCAACGACGAAAGGCCGTGACGGAACTGTTGCGTATCGGGGCCGACCAACGCCTTGCCACCGTGGAATTTGCAGAACCTACGCCCACGAAGTGCTATGTGGTTGCATTGCTTGTTGTTCACGATGCCTTGGCATCGACCCACGGATGCACCGCTTGGACCCAGACGTGTCGGGACGAGTTCTACTTTTTCGCTCATGGCTTATACTGTAAACATGGATGTCAAAACAACCGACGAGATATACAAGCATTATCGCACAACGCGCCACGATGCATTGTTTGTCGCGCAGGAATGGTCAAGTTCACCTGCGATCTTCAGCGTCCTGAAGTACCTGCAACGCGCAGGAAAGAAGGACGGCAACAGCCATGTCCAAGATATGCTGAAGGCTGTCTGGTATTTGACATACGAGACAGCCTCCAGATTCATGCCCCATGAGGAGAGATCAATGCTTGCGGATGCAATGATGTCGAACCTCAGGAATTGTCTTGAAGATTACGGGTGTCGAACACCGACTGGCGAAGAGCAGGATTCATCAGATTCCCAATCCGCATTCGACTTCCCATTCGTCCAAGCAGACGATTCGCCTGATTGATTTTTCCGTAGGCCGCCAGCGGGCTTTTCTGAAAATCGGCAGGCATGACATTGGCCTTGTTTCGCCCCGCCGGGGGAACCACGGCCTTGATGTCTTCGTTCATCACTTCTGTTTCATGAAGGGCGGCATCGGCTTCTTGCCAGCCTTGCCCTTTGCCTTGGCCTTCCCTTTGGCAGGAGGCATCGGCATCGGCTTCTTCTCGACACCCATCATTTCGGACATGGACGGTCGTCCGCCCTGCATCGCCATGTCACCCTTGGGGTACGGCATTCCCATCGGCATAGTAGAACCTCTTCCGATCACCGTTTCTTTTTGGCAGCGGCCCTGCCTTCGGACATACCGATGGCAATCGCTTGCTTCGGGTTGGTGACCTTTTGACCCGAAGACGACTTGAGAGTTCCGGCCTTGAATTCGTGCATGACCTTCTGCATCTTCTTCTGCTTGATGCCCATGAGTTTACTTAGCACGTTTGCCTCCAGACCTGATGATCATCGCGCCCAACGAATTGTGATGAGGAGAGGACGCAGACTGATCAGGCATATCATCATCCTCTTCATCATCGTCTTCTTCCTCTTCTTCTTCAGGCTTGGCGTGTTCCTTGGCTTCCATCTTGAGCAACTGCCTCATGGATGCTTTTTTACTGGAACGGTGTTCCATTGCTTCCATGCTTTTGAACTGCTGAGGAGTAGGCTTGCTAGGAAGCGAATGTTCGATCTGTTCAATCGCTTGAACCGCCGACCACGGCAATGAGAGGTGGTTCATATGCTTGTTCATCTGGTTGATCATGTCAGCAATCCCACGCCCGCAGGGCTTTGTTGATCCGGGAATCCGGGTCGTTCGCCGTCTTGCTGGATGTCAACTTGGCCTTCATGCCGGACATCCTCGCACAGAATGACTTGCGCCGTCCTGCATCGGCCTTGGTTTTTGGATTGGGCGCAGGTGGCTTGAGGTTTGCACCTTCCGTTCGCTTGAAGTGCGCCCTGCCCGCAGCGTTCAAGCCACCCTTCGGGTCTTGGTATTTCTTTACTACGCCCATGTACTCAGTATCCCAAATAACATCAAGTGCTTGCAAGTGGTATCATTGCCAATCAAATGGACGTTGACATTAACAACAGGGATTCTGTCATCTTGGAACGGCTGTCCCATGGGGATACCGCCCAGCAGATTGCGGACCGTTTGGGTACGACCCTGCGGACTGTCAACTTCAGGCTCAGCGTAATGTACGCAAAGTTCGACCTGCCTGAAGGCAAGAACAAGAACATCAAGTTGCTACGGGCCGCTGGTTACATCAAGCCCTGAAAAGCGAAAGCCAGACCGTGGCACCAGTCTGGCTTTCTTCCTGCCGGGTGAAAGGTATAAGCCCCGGCAAGTCTATGCGTCGTCGAACGGGTCTTCGATCTCTCCGGGGAGCGGAGGGGGAGGAACGGCCCTGATCCAAGGATCGTTGTCCCTGATCTTCGATCCGGGTTCCGTTTCCTTTGGTCGATCCAATCCATTGACCTGATCCGCAACCACGTCCCAGACGGTGACAAGACGCCCGTCCTTTTCGTACTTGCGGGATTCCATCCGGCCCGACACGGACACCAGCCGACCCTTGCCAAGATACTGCCCTACGAACTCGGCAGTCTTTCCAAACGCCTTGCAGTTGAAGAAATCGGTTTCATCCTTCTTCATCGGCCTGTCAACCGCGATGGAAAACTCGGCAATGAACGTTGCGTTCTGTCCGATGTTCGCGGTCTTCGGGTCTTGTGTCAGACGCCCGACAAGGCATATCCGGTTCATGCGGTCCCTGCGGAGGTGTACTTGATTTCACCTGCATAGACGCCGGTGGAAAGACCTCGGACGCTTTGCGACTTCAGTTCTGCAATGACGTATCCGGCAAACTCGATGACGAACTTGGACGGAATCTTGGACGCGGTATCGTTGTGGATTTCAACCAACTTGGTGAATGCGTCCACGGAAGCCATCGGGCCGATCTTGTATGTGCCGGAATCCGCTTCACGAACATCGAACATATAGGTTGTACCTGCGGGGCTGATCTGGAGATCGACCTCCACATCGCAGGTTGGGGAGAAACGCAAAATCTTCATCCTTGTCCTCTCTTGTGTCAAAGTTGACACAGAAGTGTACAACAAGGATCACGCGGTGTCAAGATTTATGAATACTTTCCCAGTTTGCTTCATTGACGTTTTCGCCTTTGTCTGTATAGAACCTAACACGTCCGCGAGGGATTGTGATCGGTAGCGAGCGTGTCTCCTTGGTTTCCGGGTTGTAGGCGCAGACGTTGGCGTGTGTGTCCTGCGGGTCGAGGCTTTGGAACAACTTTCCGGGCTTGACTACCTTCCACTCCTTGTCCCAGTACGCACAGAACCGTCCTTGAGGCATGGTTTCGTGTTTGCGCCGTTCCGTGGCGACTTGAACTCCTATGACAAGCCCGATGACGAATGATCCGATGATCGAGAAAAAGTCCATCCTTCAGATTTCCCTTCCTGCCTGATTCTCTTGTGGCTTACCTGTCCGCCGTTGTTCCACACGTTGAACACAAGCCACCTGCCCGTATATGTCAGTTTCCCATTGAGGATACTGCAAACCGAATTCCTGTCGTCTTCCATCTGCCACCTGTACACGCTCGCCGTGGTTCCTTCGTGGCATATCTCGGATGCAATCTTCAATGCTTCGGAACTGCTGGTGAACCATCCGTGAAAGCGGATCATTCCTTTTGTTTCCGCTTCCGACTCGACTGTGTAGAGCGTCATCGCATATACCTGTTCAATGGTTCTTGTTCATTGTGTTTCTTGTTCAATGTAATGGGGGTATCGTTTTTGACACCCTCCCCCCTGTCATTTTTACCACCCTCCCCCTTGCAGATTTGATACCCTCCCGTGGAGGATTGGATGTCCAGACAAACCAACAGGCCGATAGCATTGGGTGCGCTTGCTGGCGCAAAAGCAAATGTCGGAGTGCAGGAAGTTGGAGAAAACGGCGGTCCTGCCGTGACCGCGTACCTCGCTTCGTGTGTACCGCCCTTGGGTCCGGGTG